GAACCTTCTAAATCAACATATGTGCCGTAAGCACCTCCAGCAGAGACAACAACAGAACCATCATCATCTGTAGGTTGTACAAACGAAGGTTGGTTGTCAGCTTCTTTTTGCTGGTTACTACGGCGGATCTCAAATCCGAATAATTCTGCCATTTTCTACCTCAAAAATAGTAAGTAGAGGCCTTTACGACCTCTACTATACTTATCATTACGTTCCGCCAGCGTTTCCAGTGAAACCAGGAAGTACTTCCCACCAATCATATTGGAAGGTAACCTGGAACTCTTCGAGCTGATCTGTTGCATTCCAATCTAGATCAATTGCAGTGATATCAGTAGGGAAGATACCATTGAATTGATACTGTCTAATTGGAGTACCTGTTTTACTAAATTGTGTTACTTGAGCTTGAGCTTTGTAATTAAGTGGTGACGCAGATCCAGTAGTACGCAAATTGCCTTGTAAAGAATTGATCGCGTTAGACCAATTTTCCAAAGCGTTGCGAATTAAGAAATCTTCATCATTCACAATAGTTACTGTCCAAGGTTCAAAAATTCGATCTCCAGCTAACTTAACCTTACGGCCGAAGTATGGTACTTCGATAAATCCAATCGAACTTGATGGGATTTGTGCTGCTCTAGCCATGAATGGCACTTTCAAGTCACCCAGTGAATTCACTGGGTTTTGAATTGTAACTTGAAATAGCGAATTTCGAGCACCGCCAGAAGTTAGCTGAGATCTAATGTCGTTAATATTAAAAGCCATTTGTTGTCTCCTCCGTCGACTTTATTATTTATTCAACACCTACGATCTCAGAGAATTCCACTCCTGATCTTACCGCGACAAAGTTGAGCTGGATGAAATTAATTGACTTAGCAGGCTTAATATAGATATCACCAACGAATTGGTTAGCATCTACGACTGCTTCGCCGTTATTTGTTTCATCACATACAACTCTAAAGTCGTAAATACCTCTACGACCTTGGACATCCCGCAAGAATGGCTCTACCAAGTTCTTAAACTGTGCTCTGGTAAACTCATCGTTAAATTCGAAGAGAGTAAATTTAGCAGCAGCCGATACAGTCTTTTCAAGAACAATGAATAGTCTTCTTACATTGATTCTATCAAATGGTGATGGTCTACCTAGAAGTGTCTTATCACCAAACAAGATTGTACCTTGTCCTGGAATTGTTACCACAGGGTTAACATCCTCTTTATAGAGTTGATCTCTCTGTGATTTGCTTGGATTAAAGGTCAATCTAACTAAATTTCTGATTGAACCTCTTTGTAATCCAGCAGGAGAGAACCAAGGATCTCTATCCGCGTCTGTTCTAACCGCAAGACCCGCAATATCACCGTTAAGAGGAATATTGCGATATACATCGTTATATCTGTCGTATTGGTATTTATAACCTGAATCCATAACAGCATATGAGCTATTAATAAGTGCTTGTCTAAACTGAATAACATTATCTACTGCGCCTACTCCAGCGTTAACAGTATCAGCTCTATCAGGACTAATAAATACCATACAATCTTTTCTTTGTTCAGCAATGTTACTAATGATATAATTTGGAATTAACTCGCCGTGTGATCCACCTCTTGCTTTACCGCAAAGAATAAGTGAGATATCAACATCTTCCGAGTTTACAAAGTAGTCGTAACCTGCCATAATGGCGCTTTCTTCAATAGCAGCTTCTGATCTACCATCGTCTCCGCCTACAAACGATAATGTCGTTGGCAGTGCAGCAGTTGAAGTAGCAATTGAATCCGCGGTTGCAACACCTAATCCAGAAATATGATTGTAAGACCAAACATATAGGGATTGATCTCTTAGAATATTTCTATAGTAGTTATCATCGCCTTCTTCTGTTTTTGCATCAGAAGCTCTAGAAATATTATTATATACTTCTAGCAAAGTACCAGGTGCGCCAGTAATCTGGCCATCTTCGTCAGAAATAACAATATGCATACCGTCTTTAATTAGTGCATTATTGGCATCTCTATGATCACCGCTAATAACAGCAAATGTAGAACCTGGAGCTTTATCTACTACAGCATAATATTCCCATTTTCTAGTTACTGAGCTAGTAGAAAAAGCTGCTCTTTGTTGATATCTATTTTCAAAATTAACTTGCAATCTTGTATGAGTAGTATTAGACTCTACTGTACCAAAACTCTTAAGTTTTAGATCAGATGTTCCAATTGTATTGTTACCTACTGTAATAATATCGCCGATAACAAAATCGGCAACGATATCAGTAAAGATGCCATAGTCAGCGTTTGCACCGGTGTTTGATAGAGGTTCGTCAATAGAGATAAAACCTTGACTCGACCCAACTGCGATGTCAAACTGCTTTGTTACTGTCGAATAATCATTAGCAGTACCTGTAGTATTTGCTACAGAAGCAATAATAGTATCTGCTGCACCAGTTGTCGCGACAAATGTTACATTATGAGTAGTATTTGCACCGCCAAGTAAATCACCATTAATTGTAATAGTATCATCGTTAGCGTGACCTGTACCACCGCTATTAACAGCAACTGTATAGTCACCGTTTGCATATCTTGTTACATCGAAAGTAGCGCCAGTGCCTGAACCATCTGTAGAAGATTGCGCAACATTTGAGTAAGTATAGGATACAACACTAGACTCACTCTCAATAGATGTATTAACTACTGAAGCAACGTTGATTGTACTTTGGAAAGCGTCACTTGAAGGACAAATTGAAATTTTAAGTGAATTTCCTAATTCACCAGGATATCTTGCACCAAAATGAATACCAGGGTGATTTGCAAGATTACTTAATGCATCTTCGTACTCATTAGCATTCTTAACAGAAGCTAGTTGAGCAGCGTAAAGCTCCTGCAATGTGTTATTAGATCCAACAGCGGCTGGATACAAACTATCATTTACATCACCGTTAGCATAGCTTGCTGATAGAGCTAATGTATTTGCTGTTGCTGTTTTTAATGGATCTGTAGTATTGTAAGCAGTATTGCCCGATCTTACTACATAAAGTTTATTACCGTATGCTAAAAAGTTAGCAGCAGTAAAGAATGTTTCAGCGTTATTTGATGTTGGTTTACCGAATGTTGAAACTAATGTTCCTTCAGAATCTACTAGTACTCTTTGGTCTAGTGGACCCCAACGGAACACACCTGCAATAGCACCTTCAGTGGTTGCTACGGCAGGAGCTGAAGTAGTCTGATCAATTTCGGATACATTTACACCAGGACTGACTTGAAAAGCCATGTTCTTCTCCCCCTACTAAGGTTATTTAATTCGTGGGTCCACGTTATTTATAAAACCACCAATTTATAAGCGATCTCCTGATAACCACCCGTCTATATCGTCTGTCTCAAGGGTTACAGGTTCGTTATTATAATCTTCCTGTCCATCACTAATAATACCAAAAGGAAGCAATTCTTCTTCAATTATTCTAGCATTATCTTTATATAGTCTTTCTCTTATGTCTACGTCCGTTAAGTCCTTAAAGTACTTTTGATCTGTTAACCATGAGAATAACACACAACACATAACTAAATCATCGTGACCGTCTTCTGCTTCATAACTTCCATTTTTAGATGAAAATCTTGACATTTCTTGTAATAGCTCATAATCATTAATTAAAAGCTTATCATTTTCTACAAGAGCCTTAAATACAGAGCAACCAATACGTTTAACCTGTTTAGTTGTCTTGACTCCAATAGTAGATCCTTGGCCAAATCCCGGACCTATCTGCTGGCCTCCTCTACCCATAGCTCTTGTAGATAGAATGTTTTCATATTCAAAATCATGATATAAAATATCAGCAACTTGCTGACCTATATCATTTACTTCTACTAATACTAAAGCTTCTTTGAAATGCTTCGCTGTATTGTAAATTACCTGCGGATATAAC